AGTACTCATGTTTTTATCACGAATACTAGTAAATGGTATTCTTGTGGCTATCGAACACATCCTTTGTAGAATAGACCTGCTGTCCATCTCAATAGTGAAATAAATGGCAGTCCTACCTTGTTCATAAACATTTACAGCTAGATTACAAGAAGTCAAAGACTTTCCTGATCCGCGTCGTCCTCCCACTAACACCAAATCTTTGGGAGAAAACTTAACTGTTGCGTCATACTCACTATTCAATCCGAGTGGTAAGTACTTCGCTAATTCTGTATCATCTTCAAAGAGTGTAATACTTTGCATACTCTCTGAAGGAGGAGTGATATCAACTTTATCACTCACATCTAAAACTATCTCTTGTAGTTGTTCTATGTTTTCCTCAGCACTAGCAATCGTGACGGTTTTCTCGATATATTTATCGAGTTCGTCTAAAATTTCTGTTTGTGTAAATTCGTTCTTGAGATAGTCAAGTAGCATGTCTGCATCGACATCTACTTCCATAAGTTCGATTGCTGTAAGCTTTTCTGTGAGGTTTTTGTCCCGGA